GTCGCGACCGCGACCTTGCTGATCTCGAGCTGACGGGCGATGCGAGCCGCGTACGGGGTCAGGACGTCGAGGGCCACTCGGCGGCTGAACTCATACGAGGTGCGGATGCCCGAACCGTGCTTGTACATCTTCACCGAGGTCTCGGTCGTCCGGATCGTGCGAACCGGAATGTTCGAAAGCTCGGGGACGATGAACGTGTCGCGCTCGGCGCTGTCGTCGCTGACGACCGTGCTGATCAGCTCGACACCGTTCATGGTGCGGCTGTTGCCGACCAAGGTCTCGATGCGTTCGAACTGGTCCTGACGAACCGCCCAACGCAGGAGGCTGTCGATGACCGGTGGGAACATCGCACGCGTGCCAGGGAAGGTCTGGAACGTGTCCGACGCAGCCTGCAGGGTGACCCCGTTCTTGAAGTCGTTGCGAATCGGCAACTTCAGCTCGGACAGGGAGCACTCGAAGCCGTCGAGATCGCCTTGCGGCTTGACGGCCAGCACGAGGTAGTCGTGTAGCGAGAGGCCGTACTTGCGGGCCTGCGCGCAGAGGGCGTTACCGGCTTCGACCGAGATGGCCGAGCTGGCATTGAGAAGACCACCGACAACGTCACCAACGGCGCGCTGCTTGATCTCGGAGAGGGGGGACAACGCGTTCATTGGTGCGACTCCTTACGACTTGAGGACGACGACGTCGCCGTTGGTCAGAACTTCGAGGACGAGGTTCGCGTCGGGGTCCGGGGTATCCGTGGTTGAGACCTTGCGGACCTTGACGGTGCCTGCGCCGCCACCGACGGCGGTGTCGCCGACGATGAAGGTCTCAGCCGCGAAGGCCGGGAGGACATCACAGAACTTCGTCGACACGGTGCAGACCGTGACGCTTTCCTGGCCACGGACTTCGACCGCTTCCAGACGACCGAAAACGCGGTCCTGATCAGCGGCCAGCTTGACCGTGTTGGGTGCCGTGACATCGAGCGCCACGGCCTTGCCGATATCGGCAGTCGTCGGCGCGCCCGAGATATTGAACGGGAGCCAATGGTCTTCGAAGACGATGCCCCGCAGAGAGATTTTGCCGATTGCGCTCATGGTGAATGCTCCTTACTTGCGGGTCGTGAATGCGCCGAGATTGGCGGCTTTATCTTCGCCCTTATCGGCGTCGTCGATGGCTCCGAAAGCCTTACCACTCGCCGGAAAGAGTGAGGACAATTTGGCTTGCGCGGCTTCGATCGCGGCGGTCATCGCCTCGATCGACATTTCATCGACCTTCGACACATCCTGTGCCGTCGCGATGAGCGCCTTGCGGGTCATGTCCCGCAGGAACTTCGTGGCTCCGTCGATCATGGCTTTGCTCGCGGTCAGCTCAGCGGTCGCCGCCGTCAGCTTGGCCTCGACTTCGGTCGGGGTCGCCGGGATCTTCGCCAGCAGCTCGGTGTTCGCGGCCGTCAGGCGGGCGACATCAGCAGTCAGGGTGGCGATCGTCGCCTTGGAGGTCGACAGCTCGACCTGGGCGTCGGTGAACTTGCCGATCAGCTCGTTCACATTGAGACCATTTTCACCGGCCATCTTGCGGCCCTCCTTGAATGATGCGTTGAGGATGGCGGCGTTCAGATCGAGGCCGCTGGCGGCGAGCTTCTGCTCACCGGTCATGCGGGACTTGGACCCGGAAACCACTTTCGAGTTCTGCACCGCGCCGACGCTGACGAGAGACAGCTCGTAGACCTTGTTCAGGCCCGTGAGATTGAGATGGACGCCGTCTTCGCCGATCGTGTGATCGTTGGCGCAGGTACGGTCCCAAAAATTCTGTTCGGTGGCGTCGGTGCCGAAGTAGTCGAAGCTGCACTCGCTGCAGAGCGCGCAGGCTGAAAGAATGCCGAGGCTGACCTCGTCGATCGTTCCGTTGTCGAGCTTGCCGCTCAGATCAGCGTGTGCGGGGTCGACGTAGAAGAGGGCATACGTCTCTGGCTGATCCTGGTCGTTCATCACGACCTGAGCACTGAAAACCTTTCCGATCGGCAGTTCGCCACCCTGCTGATGCAGGGTATGGAGGGGGACGCCATTCGCGTTGAGGTAGCTCGCTGTGTCGGTGAGCATCCCTTGCGACATCTGCGCCTTGTTGTAGATCGAGCCCTTCTTGCTGATGGGCAGCGTGTTCGCAACCTGGGCCTCGAAGACGGGCAGGTTGGAGACGTCCACGCCTTCGCCGGCGATGCGTTGCATCTGCGCGATGATTGCTGGAGTCTTTGCGACCTGCTTGGCCATTGTAGTCCTCGGACGTCTAAGTCTTGTCGAATACAAATAAGCGGGGGGAGAGCATGCAGTCACGAACTAATAGAGATTCATTTTACTTCACGATGACTAGACCCTCGCTCTTACTCCGCGTGTACCACTTGCCCCCGATGATCGCGAAGTCACGGACGTCGATATGCTCGAAGGCACTCGACTTCGTTTGGGTGTCGACGTGGGCGATGAGGATGCTGTTGCCCCAAATCTCTCCGTTCGTATAGCTCGCGCTCCGCTTGTGACCGGCGCCGAGCTGCACCCAATGGAAGTTCTGGTAAATCGGCGAGAAGTGCGGCGTGGCAATGAACTTGTGGTGATGACCGTTCCAGCCAGGGAGACCCATACGTTCACCCTCGGGGAAGTGATGGGCCAACACACACTCGTAGAGGACAGAGAAGTTGCGCCTCAGCTCGGTCTTGATGTCCTTCATATTGAAGGCGGTGAGATCGGCGCGGGCGACGTAGTTGACTTCATATTTGTCGAGGCCGAGCAGCTTGGGGACGGTGAAGCCGTGGAGGTCGGCGAGCACAGTACGCATCGCTGGCGTGGCTTCTGCCAGATGGCGCATCAAGCGGTATTCGTGGTTGCCCTCCAGCAGGATGATCTCGCTGTCAGGCGACGCCAGACGAAGATCTTCGAGGAACTTGTGGACCCATCTGATCCGACCGAGAACGTCCCACTCACGCGGATCGACGGGGTATTTGCCAAACTCGGGGAGATCGAAGATATCGCCATTGAGATAGACGATCGCTGGTTGGACACGCGCCACCGTGTCGATAAAGCAACGACGCCAGAAGGGGTCGCACTCGATGTCGTGGACGTCGGAGCCGACGACGATATCCTTGAAGCGTTTGCCGTTTGGCTTGAGGTAGACCTCGGCGTAGCCTGACTTCTCGATTGTCATCTGCCGGAAATTGTCGACGCTGGCGTGGCGTGCGATGTCCATTTCCATGCGGTGCTGGTATCGGCTCAACACGATGCCCGCTTGACGCTTGAACTCGTGGAACGTGCCAAAGAAGCGGTTCCAGGTGCTCTCTGAAATTTGGGAGTTGTTGCGGAACCAGTTCCGCGAAATCACTTGCTCTGGATTGGCCTCGGCAAACCGACGAAGCTCGTCGATACAATCCTGCGCGGTCCAATCTGAATGAAACTTCTGAGGAGACTCAGAAAGCGGCGTAGTATTCTGACGCTGCTTTTTCATATTGACGTCTCCTCGTTGCTTTCACTTCGAGGACCATACGCAGCATCAACAGTAAAATCGCGGGCTATACTGTTAGTTTTGCTTTATGAATTACTTTGAGGCCTTATGGATCAGTTAGCCATTGCGGCAACTCAGGTAAAGGGACCGTCTGTCCAGCCAATGCGTGTGTGCTGTCGACGCAGAATTGGAGCTGCCCGCCCGTCAGGACGTAGTGGCAGCAGGAATCAATGGCATTACCGGCAGCATCACGTTCCCAGTCGCCAAGCCAGTTTCCTCTGTCGTCGCGGATAGTTTTCTTGCTAGTGATCTTGACGCTGGGTCTGAACGTTGGGATGTTGACGTTGCCCTCGAATGTCCAGGTGTCGGGGATTAGGTGTACCTCCTTGCAGCCAGGGCACCAATGCGAGTAACCGTTGGTGGCCCTTCGTAGACAGGGACTGACTTGACCCATATCACGCGGCCTTCTTTACCGTGTTCGACTTCGCGCTCTTGCTGCCGGGGGGTGTCGCCGCACGGGCAACTGAACCGGGCTGTTGGGCCGAACTACCGCCACCACCAGCCGCCGACTGGATTGCGTCGGGGATGCCGGCCGAGGTCTGCGGTTGCATGAAGCCGGTGCCCATCAACGGCTTGACACCGTCGGGGGGCATACGGCTGTACATCTGCATGTGATATTCCTGGTCGGTTATAAGACCGAGCGAAAGGTCTTCCTTGAGCCGTGAAGCTTTCATGGTGAGCTGCGGCTCGAGTTCGAGATCACCACGCATCTCGGCCTTCTTGAAACACACCTCGACATAGCCCTGGAACCCCTGCACGCGCAGCGCCAGGGTGAACATGTTGGAGAGCAGCTCGGCAACTGGCTTGTTCAACTGGTCGCAGTTGAGGGCGAACACGCGGGCCTCGACCGAGGCTGTGTTCACGCCGCTCTCGCCTCGACCTATGATCGTCGCCATAACCTTGAGCGCCGCTTGGTTCTGGCCGTTGAGCACGTCGATGACCGGCGTGATGTTCAGGGCCATGCCGGGCTTGCCGTCGTTGACAGTCTTCAGCTTCGCGCTGTCCCAGTGGACCATGGCTTGGTCGGGGCGGATATTCTCGATCGTTGAGCGCACGTCGTTGAGGCGATCATTCGACCACTGGCGCATCTTCGCCGCATCCTTACGGATATCGGCCGGCGCGTTCTTGATGATGATCTCTTCCATTACCTCGATGTCGAGGCGTGGGTAACCGGTGATCTTCATGATCCGGTAGAGATCGTTGATGATCTGCTGCCGGGCGGCGATCGTGTTGATAGACGAGACGAAGTTCGAGTCCGTGTAGATCGTCGTCGGGTCGCGGTGATGAAACGATGTGAAGATCGTCGGGATGTCGAGTTCCAGAATCTGTCCAGCCTGCCGTAGCTCAGGCTTGTACTGACCGGTGACCTTCTCCCACCAGAACAGGAAGAACGGATCGATTTGTCGAACTTCGCTGGGCGACAGGTTCTTGTCGTAAACCAGCTCGGCGCAAATCGCACCACGCATAAGCAGCATGTAGCGAAAGTTCTCGCAAATGGTCTCGAGCGACGGCCGGTACTGGAAGCCGAGGGTGTAGTCGTTCTGTTTGGTAAGCATGAGCAGGGTCTGCTGGATCAGCGTCATGCCGTTCGGGTCGATCTGACCATCGGGGGTCTTGGCCAGGAACACCGGCTCGGTAGCGGCGATCGTCAGGTAGGCGTTGAACGCGGCCGAGACGTCGGGGTCCTGCTTAGCCAGCAGCTTCATCAGCTCGCGGCTGTCACTGGCCTGACGGGTATCGAAAAGGTCGTTGAGGTGGTCACGGTACTGCGGAATCGCCAGGACGGCGCTGGTGTTCGAGGGCGTGTAGGTGCCGGTCAGACCCAGGCCACCCTTCTTTTGGGTGCGGGGTAGAACGATCGCCAGTGCTTTACTCAGAATCCCTGCGCCCGCCATACCTTGTCCCTTAATTATAGCGTCCGTAGACTGAGAGACCATCGCTGGCCAGCAGCTTCTCGCGGGTCCTTCGACTTGTCCCACACAGAACATCATTGCTGTTCTTCATGTCAAACCCAAGTACTCCAATCAAAGTTCTTGGATCTGCATCATTTAGATTCTCGATCATTGTATCAATTCTTGCTGCAAAGCAAAGGAAGCCCAAGGCGTGAAAGTAATGGTCGTTGCCGTTGAGCTTGACCCATTTCGCCTCTTTTTCGTCCTCTTCCTCACGCACCATATCGCGTAGATGCTCGACAACCAGGTGGTCGAAGTGCTCGTACCCGGCCATCGGGAGCTTGTGCTTGCGGACACGCTTCACGACCTCATCGATCAGCAGCGTCCGGTTGGCTTGGAAATACTGGATATCGTTGACCTCATCTTTCACGGCGTTGATCTCTTTCTGACCCCGGTACTCAACGGGATAGACCTTCCCCTTTGAGGCCTCGAAGACAGCATTGGCGGTTGGTGTGTAGGGTTGGCGGTCCATCGCACCACCGACCAGATTGTGGGTCTCTGCGAAGTCAGCGACCCAACCCTCGATCTCGTCTGAGGGCACCGTCAGGAATTTCGCGACCGCAAGGCCCGATGGTGTGAGCTTGCCGATGACGACGTGGCAGATGAGGCCAACGTCGATGCCAAGCGCACAAGGATCATTGGGACCGATCTCGATCTCGCCTGGGTGGACGAAGTTCGCACGAATATCGGATTCTCTGAGCCGCGAGTGGCCGTCGGTGAAGGCCTTGCCGAGCACCGTGTTGTACCAGCCGCGAATGTAGTCGCGCTGCTTGTACTTCTGGAGCTGCTGCAGGATGTAGTGGATGTCGAGCGTCGACGTCACGAACGGCCGCACATAGTAGCCTCGGGCGAACTTGGATCGCTCCGGGTAGCGAGGCACCCACGCGCGCATGTCGGAATTGTCGAGGTCGAGCGAGGCGCCACACTTCTCACACATCACGTAGGCGTCATCGAGATCGAGCTTGTCCAGCACACGATCGTCGATATGGCTCAGATCCTGAAGATGGTCCGGCAGGCCCGGCAGGTGAATGAAGTCGCGCGTGAAGTCGGGGATGTTCCAGTGCCGGCACTGATGACAGCGGCACATGTACTCCATCTGGTCGGAGCTGCCGTATCCCTTATCGATACCAAAGCCGACATGGCTCGGGGTGCTGAATCGTTGACTGATCTTCCATGAGGATGCCTGCATGCGGCTCTGGAACAAGCTGAGCATCTTCTGGTCGGTGAGATCGACCTCGTCGTTGAACACCGCGTCGGCGTCGATGCTCGTCGCGTCGCCCTCGGTGGCGCCGGTGATGTAGAGGAAGGACTGATCGAACTGCATCAGATCCATCGAGCGCGTCCAGTCCCTGGAGCCCTCGGGATTGAAAACCGCGCTCTCCTTGATCATCGGTTGGATGCGGGTCTGCGAGACGCGCCGGTACATTTTATCGTTGGGTAGCGTGAAGATCGCCTTGACGCCCACGTTGCGGACGAGGAAGGCGAGCATCTTCCGGAGCTGGACCTCGGTCAGGCCCACCTGCGAGCACTTCACCACGTCCATGTTCGGGTGCATGTCGTCAATAATCGCCCGCTGGAAGTGATGGCCCTCCAGCGAGAACGGCTTCTTCTTCAGCTTCGTGTTCGCCTCGATCCACGCGGACATGGACATGTCGACGCGATCGATGGCGTACCGGTTCTCCAGCCTCGTGACCAGTGCTTGCGTGAAAGGGTTACCCATCGATTACTCGGCCTTGACTGTCTCGTCTCACGACGGCACAGTAGGAGCGAGCAATGATTAAATCAAAACCGAATATTCGCTGTATTCAGCTAATGTAATTGTCCTGGTAGTGAGACACGGTGGGACAGTATTACTGCTGCCGGATTTCAAGGAACCCAGCACATGGCATCACGTCTCATCAAGTTCGTCGATGGCTCGACCATACTTTTCACCAAGTTTCCGAACGCGGTGAGGGTTCAGCCGCAACTAAGCAACGGATTTCAGATCGCGATTTTCCGCACTGACGACGACAAGGAGGTGGAGATCAATCTTCTCCACGTAATCTACGTGGAGATATCCCGATGACCGAGGAGCGGATCTCAATCACAAAATTTGCGGTGGAGGTGGGGCTGAGCCGCCGCACGATTCATCGCTACATCACCAGTGGGGCGCTGAAACCCAGTCGGACCCTTGGTGGAAAGCCCTATTTCACCGTCATCGACGTCGATCGGTTCCTCGCCAATGAGTGAGTACCCGTCGATCGACCCGCGAAGCCTCACCGCGCTGCGAATTGTGCAGGCAGAATTAGCCCGAAATCCCACCTTTTTGGACGCTGCAGAGTGCCCTTACAGCCCTGAATTGCGTGATTTTCTGCGGTTTTTGGGGCAAAAACAGGTAAAAACACCACCAAAATCAAGCTTTTTGGGCAAAAACAGCGACAAATGGGTGACTTTGGAGCAGGAAGCCGCTGATCTGTACGACCAGCTCCGGGATTTCAACATCAAGATTGGCGACGGTGACGTCGCCGAGCGGATGTCCTACTTCCGGACGGCGACCAGCCTCCTGGAGAAGATCGTCGGCATCAACGAGCGCGCGGTCGGGCTGAAGCATATCCACGACTTCCAGCAGGGCGTCCTCGCCATCTTCGACGACGAACTGAAAGCCGATCAGCGAACGCGCGTCATGGAGCGACTGCGCGCACTGATCGATTCCGAACTGCCGGCACAGGAGACCACATGATTTTCCGTGATACCGCTCCGCTCTACTGGGCCAAGGGCCTGCCTGCCATTCCCCTGCGCCAGGGGGACAAGATGCCGGCCATCGACGGCTGGACCTTCTACTGTGATCGCATGCCTACCGAGAATGAACGCGACTACTGGCTGACCGCCTATGGTTCCGGCAACATTGGATTGCCGCTGGGAACCCAATCCAACCTCGTGATGATCGACGTCGACACCGACGATAGCGATTTGCAGAAGGCGATCGTCGATGCCCTGAAGCCGTTCATCTCACCGTGGTGCCGCATTGGTCGGAAGGGCATGGCGCTCGCGTTCAAGCAGCCGATCGGCTCGATCGTCCGCACCTTCCAGATCAAGCACGCAGCCGGTGGGGTGATCGTCGAGGGTCTGTCGAAAGGCAGGCAGCTCGTGCTGCCGCCGTCGATCCATCCTCAGACCCAGCGGCCCTACACGGCCGACTGCAATCTCTACGACGTCATCGATGATCTGCCGCATCTCCCGGCCGACTGCGAGACGATCCTTCGGCAGATGTTGCAGGACAAGGACATCGAGCTGTCCCACTCGGGCTGGACGCGGGTCACCGACTTTGTCGCGCCCGGCGCCCGTGACAATCAGATGACGAAGGTCGCCGGCCTGTGGGCGCAGGGTGTGACGCGCGGCGAGCTGACACTGCTCGAAGCGATCAACCGCCTCCAGGTCTGGAACGAGACCTGTGTCGAGAAGGTCGCCGGCGACGAGCTGGACATTCGCAAGGGCGTGCAGAACCTCGTCGGCTTCCTGACGCGCGACGTCATGGAGCGCAAGAAGACCCTACCCCAGGGTTGGGATGCGAACATGGACGAGAAGATGAAGGAGGGGCTGGGCCTCGTCTTCACCCACGACCATGAGGAGTGGACGTACGACCAGATCATCAATTACCTCGCGACGGAGTTCGAGAAGAACGGCCCGCATTCGAGCGGCCGGCTCGCCACGGTGACGTTCATCCTCGAACGCATCAGCCGCTCGAAGGCCCTCGACAGCATCCATCGGCAGGAGATCCTGGGGTGGATCAAGGACAGTTCGGGTGGCCGGATGACCATGGCCGTGCTCAACAAGCGGCTGCAGGAACTGAGCCAGGGGGACATCAAGGGCGCCGATCACACCGAGATCGCCCAGGCTTTGCTCGAGGAAGTAACCCACTTCGGCGAACTGCGCTACGACCTCAGCAAGTTCTGGCAGTGGGGCGGCTCGCACTGGGAAGAGAAGAACCCCGAGGATCTCCTGCGCGTCGTCGCCGAGAAATACGGCAGCATGCAAGCCGCCAAGCGCCGGTCGGATCACAAGGGCATCGTCGCCGTGCTGGCGACCCTGTGCCGCAAGGAACTGAAGATGTCGTCGCTCGCTGGCGTCAACTTCGCCAACGGGTATCTCACCGAGGATCTCAAGCTTCATCCACACGACGCGGACTATGGCTGCACCTATACGCTGCCCTTCCGCTATCTGCCGGATCAGGCGGTGAACGCGACCAAGTGGGAAGCATTCATCGACCGGTTGTGGAACGAAGATGCGGACATCCTGCAGAAGCGGCTGGCGCTCCAGGAAGCGATGGCGGTCACGCTCTTTGGTGTGGGCCCCCGCTATCAGCGGGCGATCCTGCTCTTCGGCCTCGCGCATACCGGCAAGTCTCAGGTACTGCGTGTCGTCCAGGCCCTGGTGCCCGAGAACGCTCGGGCGTCGGTTCCGCCAAACGATTGGGGTGACAAGTTCCTTCCGGCCCAGCTCGCCGGCAAGCTGCTCAACATCGCGGGTGAGCTGAGCGAGCACAAGAACATCGACGGGCAGAAGTTCAAGCAGATCATCAGCGCCGACACGAACATGACGGGCCAGCACAAGAACGGGCAGCCGTTCGAGTTCACGCCGACGGCGACGCACTGGTTCGCCTCGAACCATCTGCCGAAGAGCCAGGACACTTCCGATGGCTTCAACCGCCGCTGGCTCGTGCTGGAGTTCCTGCATCGCATCACCAAGACCGAGAAGGTGAACGACATCGGCAACCTCCTGGTCGCCGACGAGCGCGAGCAGATCGTGGCCTGGGCGGTGCAGGGGATGGCGAGAATGATCCAGAACACGGACTACACGATCTCCCCGAGCCACGAGGAGCTGATGCGGGAGGTCGCCGTCCAGAACTCGAGCGTCCGTTATTTTATCGAGAAGAGCGGGATGATCCAGATAGCGCGTCCCGCTCCGGAGGGTGGATCGAAGACTTCCGGCCACACCTTCGAAACCCAGCTATACGACACGTATTGCAATTATTGCTTGGTACAGGCGGGTGTGCGGCGTGTTACATTGCCGCAGTTCAGTTTGAAAATGAGAGAGTTAGAAAGAGAGATGGGCTTCAAGAAAGTTATGAAGCCGACCTCAAACGGCGCCCAAGCCGCCGCGTACGAGAACGTCACACTTGCTCTAAAAAGGGCAGCGTGACGTTTCTCTGGAACGAGTGGAAAGATCAGTTTCGTAAAATTGAGAGAGTTGTTCAGCCGGCGAAGATGAAGCCTCCTCGTTAGCGGTAAGTCCACCCGCTAACGAGGCCGTCGGTGACCTCGAATACGCCCTGGTTCCCGTCGTTCATCCGGTAATACTTGATCGTATGCCCACCGATGACACTTGTCCGGATCACGTACGGTGTATTCCGTAAGCATTGAAGCATACGGCCTTCCTTCATTCCCACACTAACCGTGCCGTAATCCTGGCCGCAGGCGGCGATTTGGTTCTGGTCCGGAGCTGGACCGAGGGGGATGTTACAGCCGGCGAGAAGAAGAGCGAGAAAGGGGATCATGTAGCGCATGGCAAGGTTCCCTTTATAATTAGGTTTGGATACCTAACAGAAAAGATCAGGGAATGCTATTGCCCATCAGTCGTGTTGAAGAAGTTATTCTTCTGCCGATTGTCAAAAGCCGAGAGAATCTGGAGGTTCTCTTCGACATGGAGACCACATACAGTCTTGCCTCGTAATGGGATAATATGATCAACGTGAAAGATCATACCAAACTTTTTACTTAGAAACTCCGCTACCATGTAAGCTGCTGTAATTCCTTTTTGGTTAGCCCAAGATGGAGTAGCCCTCCGGACGTGCTCTCTGCGACGTAGAGACATGGCAAGAAGTTTGGCAGGATTATTTTTCCGCCATTTACTCATCGTTGCTTGGACTCTGTCAGGATTTTCCTCAGCCCACTTACGAGCCCGTGCCCGGCCTATCTCCGGGTTGCTCCTATGAGCCAGCTTAACCTTCTCGTTATGGGCCTGTTTCTGAGCAGGGCTGAAATCGTGATACAGCTTCCTACTCCGGGAACGGCCACAATCCAGACATACAGAGGAGGAGGTATAACGCTGCTCAACATGTCCCTCAACACACGGCTTACCGGTGAAGTATCTAGTTAGTCCCTGAGCCAGGGCTGCTTTGCGCGTAGTTATTTCCATTAGCCCAATATAAATAATTATATCATGTTTTCAAACATTGAACTATTAGATGAGTAAAGGTAATAAACTAACAACCTGAAATTTTTAAAATTTTTTCTCGGTATATTTTAGATCCTCGGCCAGGCCGACGCCGCTAACCCATTGAAAAACCTCACTACCCTTCTGAATGTTCCTCAAACGTTCGGGTGGTGCCGCCGTCCCGGCGTGGTACTTTGGGTTGTCAGCCAACGCGGCCGGCGCCGGGCAGGGCGGTTTCCCTCGCAGGAGAACTGTATCGCAGACATAGCTATGCACACGCCACAGTTGCGTCTGCGCCCCGGCTTCGGGGTCAAGGGGGTAATTGTGTCTTGTTCCTGGCCTTGTCCGGCGCTCTTTTCTTAAAGCTTTAAAATTCCCTCAATCCTGAAAGGATTAGTCAAATGTTCGCACGCGATCACATGCTGGAGACCACGGCAACGGGTTTCGCCAGCCACAAGACGACGGGTTTCAAGGCCATCACTCGCGGCGCCATCTTCGCGGTGGTTCAGGCGAAGGCCGGCGTCAAGCCGGGCGTGGTCAAGGAAGATCTTATCAAGGCGCTGATGCTCGCCGGCCTGTCGAATGGCACGGCGAACAACTACACGTCGCGCTGCCTCACCGTCGCCCGGTTCTTTCGCTGGGAAGCCACCCTCAACGCGGCGGTTTCGTTCGAGGAGAACGCGGATACGATCGCGCCGTACGTGGTCGCGCTATGGGGTGAAATCAACGAAATCAAGAAAACCGGCCCGCTGGCAGAGCGTCCCGAAACGGCGCCCAAATCCCGCAAGACGGGCGATGCGCCCGAAGCGCCCGTTTCCCTCGCCGCCGCCGCGCCGGTTCAGCTTGGCGGCGCCGTCAAGGTGATGCTCGCCAACGCCACGGCCGAGCAACAGCCCGGCATCCATGCCGCGCTGTTGTCCGGTATGGACACGCAAACCCTCGTCGATCTGCAAGCGGCGATCGTGTCCGAACTGGCTTCGCGCGAAGCGGCCGCACGCGAGCCGATGGCACAAGCCGCCTAAGCCAGCGCACGCCCCACGTCAACCCCCGCTCCCCTTTCGGGAGCGGGGGCTTCGCCATGTCCATCCCCTGAAGGGGGCGCTGGCTATGGCGAAGCCCTAACCCCTTGTTCCGGCTTCGCTCTTAAACCCTTTAAGGAATTGCCCTGATGGCGTTCAACGAGTATCAGGCCGCACATGGCCATGGTTCGGGCTGGTCCTGGGACATGGCCAAGCGCCATTCCAAGATGAAGGACCTGATCGCCGCGCAGGGCGCCGACTGGGACGATGAGCTGGCGCTCGCGCGCTTGGCGGCTTCTGGCGAAGGGCCTGAACGGGCCTTCGATCCCCACTATCGGCTTAAAGCCGTTAAGACGCCCTGCACGGAGCAGATCAGGGCTCAGCTATCCCAAAAGTTCAAGATTTGGAACGCCGAGCGCGTTCTGAAGGGGGAGCGACCCCTGCACCAGGGCCAGGATAGGGCAAAGGTCGGTTCTGGTGAGGCTGGGGAGGTGGTAAGCACCTTGCGGGTGGTGATGGCCCAGGTGATGGGGAGGGGCCGTGTAGGGGCTCGGCAGGGCTCCAGCGCAGTGATCAGCGGCCGGGACTATATCGAACAGGCGATGGTTCTGTGCATGAACCGTGGTGGGAGGCAAATGGCGCTGGAGCTGGACCAGAACGCGGACGCGGTTCGTGTGGTCTACGAGTTCAAGGATGGGACCCAGTTGATCGTCACGTCGGACGGCTGTTTTTGACCACGTGGTTGAAGCAGCGGCGCGCAGGAATCTCTATAACTAAAGTAAGTTCAATCACTATGAGGTACTCTTTAACTCTTTATTTTAATCTGGGAAAATTTAATTAGAAATATAAATAGAAAAGAATAAGACCT